AGCGAAGTCGCGATCTACTGTTTTATAAACCACGGCAGCTAAAGCAATATTAAATGGGTTAAGAGTGTCTTTTACATCTTCATCAGATAATATTTTATTTTCTCCATAAGAAGAAAAAGCAGAATTAACAATATGCCCAACGACTCTTTGTTTTTTATGTTCAATGTTTGTTGGCTTATGAATAAAATATTTCTTAAAAGCAATTGCAGTGTTTGTATCAATACCGTCACCGTTCTTATTGAAACGATTTACAACAGCGGCATTAAATGCGGCACCAACCAAGTCAACATTTTTTTCTAAATTAACTGAAGAAGGAATAATTGACTTGAGAGGTTCCAATGAAGCTTGTGACAAGAGAATATTCTTATCAAAATTCAATGAAGCCGTAACAATATTGTCAAATTTTGTCTTATAAAGAAACATAATATTAGATTTTACACGGAATATTTAGTGCTGTGATATAAAAGACCCGCAGCATATGTATCTAAATCATGTTCTGAAGCGGTATTTTGAATTTCAGTTAATATTCCTAATGTGTCTAATTTGTTAGGATCGTTTAAAACTTCCGAAGCTACGCTTGACCAATTATCTGATTCAGAAGCTAGAATAATTGCTTCAGAAATTCCTTGAGCTAGTTTCTTTTGTTCTGAATTTAAATTCTTTTTTGCGTATTTCTTTTTTAACCCCGCTTCAACAATAGAATATAAATCTTTTGTCTTTTCCATAACCTTCGCAATTGCATCTTTAGCGTAAACAGAAGCTTTGGCACCAACAGGACGACCTCTTTCTGTTGGAGTGGTTGTCTTTTTCATTGGAGGCTTTGTTCCTCCACCAGTTGGAACTTCTGGCATAGCTGGAGGAATAACAGGAACGCCGCCAACGATTGGATTGTAATACCCCTTCTTTCTTTCTTCGACGAATTTTTGTTGAGCAATACCTAATTCTTCTTGAGTTGGATATATACCTGTTTCGATAACCTTCAAACCTTCTTCTGGTGGCAATATTCCAAGTTCCATCATGCGAGTTACAACGCGATTAAACTGTGTTTCATCTTTGATAGAAACTTCTTCGAACTTAGCAATTGGACACTTACCTTTAAATCCTAGATTACGGAATATTAATTCCATTTCAGGTTGCAAGAAATCATTCAAGAAAGCTTTTCTAGCTTCTTTTAGTCTTTCGAAAAATACTTGAGCTTTTACTGTAGTATTAGCAAACTTTTCTGATCCAATAAGAATATTTTGTAATCCTTCTTTGATGTCTTCGTTAACGACTTTGTATTTTTCATATCCCAAAACTTTATTCATGTCAGGAATAATGAATTCAGCTTTTGTTGTATAGTCAGCAACCAAAACACGACCAACAGATTGATTGCTTAAAAGACTTTGCATGGCTTTTATGTTTTTATGGTTGATGCCGCCTTTAGCTGGCTCAGTTCCCATAGTTATCAACAAGATTACATTCTCAATTGTGCGACAAATAGCTTGATCAATCTTTTTCATTTCCATTTTAAAATTGATATCATCAAGAACCGCGAAACCAAATGGTACGGCAAATGGTTCATAGTCTTGTTTCTTATAAAAAGAATAAATAATATCAGTAGGATTCAATTGAATCTTCAAACCATCTCTAGCCCATTGCCCTAATCTAATTTTTTCTTTTGTTTCGTCGTCTAGACTTTCAAAAACAGTTTTATCGTGTTCGTTTTTTGGTGATCTTAGTCTTTCTAATTCATATTCAGAAAGTATTTTCTGATAAACAACTTGATGCCAAGAGCTAGTGTGATTTGTTGTTAGATAAAATGGATTGAGTAGTATATATTGAACAGGAACTAAGTTCTTTACATCGTATGGTGTTGGATAGTTATACAATTTAATATCTGTATTATACGAAGATCCATCATACGAAGCGTATGTTTCCAAAAGCTTTTGAAAGTCATCGATTTCAAACTTAGCGTTGATCTTATAAAAGAATACGTTACCACTACGATAGTATTCGCGAAAGTATTGATCTTTTACATTCCACATTCTTGTATACTTCATCCACTTGGTGAAGAAGTCTTTAGCTTTTTGACTTCCACCTTCTAAATAAATTTCGGCATTAGCAAATTCAGACATGATATCAACTGCATTTCTGAAAATAGCTACGTTGGCATAAGCTTTCTGACATAATTCGATAGCATCGCGGATATTGTATCCGTTAATAGACATTTCAAATGGCAACATACCTTCTCTAATGTTACCGTATTTATATATTTTTGGTCCTACATAAGCTAGGTTTCTGCGAAGATTGGTTGTTTCGCCAGTTCCAGTTCGTTCGTATGTTGAAGCTGTACTTTGCTCGTAAAACGGGTCGCCAACAAGCGAAGGTTCTGAGTAATCCTTTAATAAAGCGTCCAAAGGTGCTGATTGATTCTCATCTGCCTTTGAAAACTTACTCCAATAATCTGATCTTTTATTATATTTGCGACTCATGTTAATAATAGTTACACATTGTAACTTTGAAAGTGACTTTTTAACTTTAAGCTATAAACATAGGCTCAAAAGTTTCTGTAATATCATCAACCTGAGTATTACCCATATCAAAATATATTTTACAAAGCCAATTACCTAATACTAATGCTGAATAACTATCTTTTCTAGGTTTATCTGGACCAGATTTACGTTTAAGATTAGCTGGAAGATCGAAATTTTGCATACCTTGCGCAGAAGTTGTTATTTGTATAAGAGCGCATTCTGTTTTTGTAAGCATGATCATGTCTGACAAATGTTCTACAAAGTCAATCATCTTAGCTTCTTCATTTTCTTTTTCACTATCTAAAGCGTTAGAGAATTTGAGATCACTAATGCCAATATGTTTTTTAGTTTGGCTTCTGAAGTTGTCATCAATAGCTCTGCTCGCGAAATATGTGCGACGATGATCAAAGTTTGCTTGCAGCAACTCGTTAGCCAAACGTATCCAACCAGAAGTTGGCTTTCTCAAGAATACATATTTATAATCTGATTTATTATATTCACTTTTTGCAGCATAAAGATTCTGAGCATACTCTTCTGGACGCTCAAATTCTGTTGTTATTGATTTCAAACTAATCTTAGCGTCTTTAAATAGTTCGCTTTCATTGCAAGAATTCATAAACTGAACACCACCGTTATAGTCCATACAAATTCCTACTACATTAAAATTTTGCAATAGATATAAGAAATATTTAATATGATCTTTTAGTGCAGATCCTGAAAGAGCATAAGAATGTACTAATGTATTGATTTGTTTTTCTCTGTTAATCTTTAATACTTGAATAGCGAAATCGTCCGACGATTCAGTTTCTGACCAAGAAGGGTCAACCGCTAATACATATTCATCTTCTGGATTTCCAACGACTTCAACAGCAGGTAATTCACCATCTGGCACTGTACACAAAGCCATTTTAGAAATTTTAAAATATCCAGAACTATCATCACTAAATTGTGCGCCAAATTCTCGCAAGAATTGCGACTCACTCATTGTTGCTTTAGCTTGATTGATTAGATTCTGATCATACAGTTGAACTGGAGCGCAATCGTAAGAAAACTGCATGATGCAACGCTTTGTTTTTTCATTGTTTTTAGGATTAAATATTAAGTTATCATATTGCTCATATAACTTATATAAATATTCAAATTTAAAAGACGCAGAAGACAATGCAATCAATTTATTATTAGGCCATATATATCTATCGTTCTCAGTCATTTCTCCTTTAGCAATCAATTGTGTTTCTAAGTTATACAACTCTTCTCGCTGAGTTGGATTTTGTACCACAGATAAGAATGGTACAATAACTTCATTATAAATACGTTCAGGCATCAATAAAAACTCGTCAATAATAATACGATGAAAGCGGAATCCACGCAGCTTTTCGCCATCACCTAATGGCAATGCACGAATGCGGCTTTTTCCAATCTCCATTACCCATTCATCATTAGACTTAGATATTTTTGTGATACATTGCTTTAAAAGATACGCTTCTGGTTTTGCTGCAATATCTTCTATCTTTTTGAAGATCATTTTTGACTGACGAAACGAGCGTGACAATATACCAGTCTCAACCCCCTGATTTAATATTGCATCAAGCACAGCATAAATACCAGTGGTATAAGATTTACTCATACCACGCGACCATACTCCTAAAAAATAATCACTTTCCAACATGCCTTTGATAGCCATGTGTTGAAAAGGAAATAATTTTACGCCAGTTATTAGATCTGTAGCGAAAGTAGTATTATTGCGAAGAAATTGATAAAATAATAACTTCGCTTCTCGCTCTTCTAAATAACCAGAAATCTTCGCTAACTCCTCATTGGAAATGAGCTGCGATTTCCTTGGTACTTGGTTGCCTGTTTCCCAACTCATTGTCTAAAAAGTATTGAATATCTACCTGCCACAGTGACTTACCATGATACAACAATTTAGGTATAATATCTAAAGATTTATTTCTGCTACCTGTAAATATAAATTGTATATGTCTAGGATATTTATGGCATAAGTTACGCATATTATGAAAAACGTATTCTAAATTTGTTTTTCTATTATACTTCTTTTGATTGAAAAGAATTGTATTAATATTGCTTTCTACAACTACAAATAAATAACAATCAAGCTCAACAGCTTTTATCAATTCTCTTTCAAATCGTTCAATGCCTGAAGCCATCGTTCCTAAAAAGTCAGATTCACTTTTTCTATCCACAAATGTATTAGTAAAATATTTTCTGTCTGCTATTAGATAATCACCAACAAAGATTTTTTCTACCTTTGACTTAGGAAACTCTAAAGGATCTTGTTCTCTCGTATCCACAAGAATTGGCAAATGCGAAACATTGGTATTCTTAAAAGCTTCTGGTAAATTTTTATTAAATAAAGGTTCAATATTTAATAACTTACAAGCTGAAGTATAAGAATTAAAATGTTTCTTATAAATATTCAAACTAGGCATATCTAAAGTTATCAATTCATTATGAAACGGCGCAAAATGATATTGTTTTTCATCAATTCTTTTCTTTAGAATATCTAAACATTTAATCTTAACGGTTTCTTCGTTTTCTGACTTTTCCCATTTAAGAAATTCGCCGTAATCAATAAATTCTGTTTCAAAATATTGCTTTTTATTTTTAAATGGTATTTGCTGCCTATAATACAAAGAATGTCTAGGATAATATTTGCAATAATACTCAGCTTGATAAAGATTATGCTTTTTTAAATGAGCATGAAAAGACTTATCATTTGTGAAAGACTCGCTACAGATTTTACACTGAATCATATAGC